TAAATCATATATGTTCATAAAAATTCTCTCCTATGTTCTATACTAAGTATATCATAGGAGAGAATAGTTTTTATTAATAACTAATTTATTAAACAGCAACTAGTTCGTCTGCATCGACATATGCTGCATTAATGATTGATTTTTCTCCAGCCATCAATCTTTCGATATGGTCACGGATAACAGCATTTTCCTCATTGAAAATGTATTCAGATCTATCTGGACCCATTTTTGGATCTTGTCCTTTTGCTATTAGATCTTCTTTGAGTGTGCGCTCAACATCCCAGTTCAATGTTGTAGCAGGATAATGCTTAACCACATATCCATCTTTATCAATTAGATATTTTTCAAAGTTAGCATTCATCATGAATCCGCCATTATGTTCGTTTAAATATCTTGACTCATAATCTGTTTTTTCAACTATACCAAGTTCTTTTTTCTTATTCATTATTTCCAAAATTTGTCTTGAAACTTCTAGATAAAGTTCATGTCTTTCTCCAAATGGTTGACCATTTCCGTTAAGTCCTGGACCTTTACCAAGCCAAGGGGCTTCTAGTGGAATATCTGCGGGATTAGATGTAATCATTTCTGAGAATGGGAATGTAACACCATACACATCTATTCCGTAATTCTTTGAGTCTAAACCACAAGTGATACCTTTTGACCACTTTCCTTTTGTAATGCTAGGACCACAGAAGTCATTTGTTGGAATTGCAACAACAGTAAAGTCATCTCCAGCAAGATCTTCTTGAATCCACTGAATAGACTCCATTTGACCAGCGTTTCCACAACCAACTGTTGTGTTGATAAGCAATACTGCTTTGCCTTTAAATTGCTGCAAGAAGTGTGATTCTCCTTCAGCAGACTCCAATTCGATATCATATATAGATTTCATCGATTACCTCCTATAGGTTATGAGATTATTATAGCACCCTTTTAGCAATCGTCTTTTGTACTAAGTACTATATTATTATCAGACCAGCACTGACCGTATAGCGTGTGCCTTGAGTTTGGTCCAAGAACTTTTGTTACTCTGTGGGTAAATTCTTTGCCAATCGGAATATTTATTAACATGCCAGCCTTTGGCTTTACTATATAGCCTTTTTTAAATTCTATGTAGCCACCTTCAAAGTCATCATTCAAGTATATTGAGTGTGATGCAATCCTACTACCAGTAGCACCTGTATCTTCCCAGTGCCAATCCATAGCATAGTCAATATCTTCTGCGCTATCGGGATTAGATCTAACTGCAAACATTTCTGCATTGCCAAGAGACATACTTTCGTCTCTATCTCTTTTTATTTCTTCGTCTGTACAATATTTGAATGTTTGAATCCCGCTGTTTGGTGCGTATCCTTCTGGAAGCACAGATCTCAGTCTTTCAAATATCCCTTCTGGGCCGCTAAAAATATTAAAAACTTCTTCTATAACTGGATCATCTTGGTTTGGAATTGCAAGTGTGCCATCTTCATCATATCTAGGTTCACTCATAGGCCATTTGTTTAATATGTTCTTATATGGAGAACGCATAGTCGTGTACCAATGGTTTGGATCATCACAATATTTTTTTAACAAAAACAATTCATTTTCTTTTAAAAAGTTTTCTATATACCATAGGCCTTCATCTAAATATACTTTTTCCATAATTTAACAGTCATCCTTTGTGCTTGCAACAACTATTGAGGGGTCTATATAAGAGTTTCCGTAAAGAGTATGTCTTGAATTTGGGCCTAACACTTTATTAACTCTGTGCCTATATTTATGTCCTCCAGGAATTACGGCAAGCGTTCCAGCCTTTGGCTTTAACTTAATCGGAACTTCAGCAAACTCTAATTCTCCGCCCTCGTAATCATCATTAAGATACAAACTAAAGGAGCATACAATATTTTGCTCATGGCCTGGATCTTCATGCCAATACATAGCAAAGTCTATATTTTTATCATCTATGTTATATGAATTTATTATATCCATATTTAAATTTTCTTTTATTTGATCATCTGTCATATATTTAAAACTTTGAAGTGTGGCATGTCTGCGGTATGATGGAGGAAGAACAGACTCAAGTCTTTGCCATACGCCATTTGGTCTTGTAAATACTGGAAGGTCTATAACCTCAGATGCTTCATTTGGAAATTCTATATTTCCGTTTTCATCATATTTAGGAACAACATTTAAAAATTTATTTAGTATATTTTTATAAGGCGACCTCATTGTTGGATACCAGCCAAGTTCATCGTCTGTTTGTGTTTTGAACCATTCTAGTTCTTCTTTTGTTAAAAAGTCTTCAATGACCCAAACCTGTTTATCTTCATCTAGATATATTTTTTCCATATGGATATGATACCATAGTTTTGTTTCTGATTAGATCAGAAAAACTACCTTCTCCCCCACTGTATATAGTTCCAGCCACGCTCATGGGCATAGTAGATAAATACTTTAATTACTGTTTCCCAAAAAGCGATTGCTCCTGATATTGTAGCATTTTTTGTAATCACAAAGGCAACAACAAATGAAGAAAGAGTTCCCCATATGCGGTAACTTAGTGCCTTAACAAATGATCTTGCCCTAGTTACTTTCACGAAGGCCACTCAATTTTATCATTGCCTATTTTATCTAATATTTTAGATGCCCATTTCTTTACGCTTTTGCGTAGCCGATATAGCATGAATGTTTGCTCCCAAATCTACTTGTTCAATCTTATAGCCTACATCACGACCATAAACAATATTTGTAATATTTGGCAGTCGTAATACTAATGTATCCTTAAATGGATTATCTTGCTGAATATATGTTGCAACCTCATCATACTTCAATGGATCCTTTTCTGATGTCTTGTATGTATTGCGAACACCTACTAATACCTGCTTAGTTCTTTTGTGAGCCTCTTCTTTGAGAGCCTGATGCCCTTCATGCCAAGGCTGATATCTTCCTAACTGAAGAGTTGTTGGGGCAGACCAATCAAACAAGGCACCAGCCTGTATTACAGTGTCTACTTCCTGATCTAATGTGTATCCGTCTAGAATTCTGATATCAAATCTTTCTGGGTCTTGCCACATTTTGTTTGTATCTTCAAACCTGCCCTGCTTAACTCTATCTACCCAAACAACAACATCTGCTGGACCAAAGGCTTCTCTAGTTTCATTAGTAGGACAAACAAAGTCAACAATGACAGGAGCAACACCTTGATTTGCAATTAACCTTGCCATCTCTCCCATGCGACGAGCCTGCTCAATCCTATCTTCGGCGGTAAAACCAAGATCAGAATTAACTGTAGACCTTACCTCATCAGCATTAAGATGTATGGCATTAATTCTTTCTTTAAGTGCCGTCGCTAATGCAGTCTTGCCAGATCCAGGCAAACCTATAATTTGTATAATCATTATTCCTCCAAAACTATTATAGCACCCCTGGCAGGAATCGAACCTGCGACAAACGGATTAGAAGTCCGCTACTCTTCCGCTGAGTTACAGAGGTATTGTATCTCCAACGGAATTCGAATCCGTGTTGCTGCCGTGAAAGGGCAGAGTCCTAGGCCACTAGACGATGGAGACATGGTAGAGCAGGTAGGACTTGAACCTACGATAGCCGAATTATGAGTTCGGGGCCTTGACCAACTTGGCTACTGCTCCATTATTTAATTATAGTTTGTATTGTACTGCTTGTCAAATACCGCTGTCTTCAAGTCTTCGTAATATTTCTGCGGTATCTGGATCATTAATCATTTCTTCTATGGCAGTACTAACTGATGGTCTTATTTCTGGCAGGGTATATAAACGATTTTTAGTAATCCTATACAACAACTCTCTAATTCTTTCACAATCGTCATGTCTCCACCATGTATAACAAAATAGTCTGTCTTCTGATTGAACTATATTTGGACAAGTTCTATACTCTTCAATAATTTTATCTATAATATTTTTTTGTGCCTTTTTGCAATCATCACAAAAGCAGTCACAGTCTTGTAAGTTATGACACAAACTCATTCTATATTTAAGAACTTCGCTAAAAATTTCGTCGTCTTGACTTAGCATTAAATGACTATTGTCTGTTTTGTAATCTGTAAATCTAAAAAAAATCATCTTGACAAACTCTTGATCTTTAAATTTTTTAAAAGGCCTCCAGTGAATTATTTCATTAGGATTAAAAATTAATGCTGAATTGTCTTCGAGTTTATAAACTTCTAAATTTAATCCTAACTCCCATTCGGTATTAGATTGTAATTGAAAGTTTATAATTAAATCTGTTTCGCAAGAATCGAAGTGTGGTGGTAAATTTGGATCCCCGTATTCATTGCTGTATTCAACACAACTTATACCGCTTAGTTTTAAATTTTTATTTGTTTTATCTTTTAATAAATCGTTTATTTTTTTAAAAACTTCTTGTGTTATTTCTATTCTTCCAATTCTAAACCTGCCAAGGTCTGGATCTGGTCCTATTCCGCTTACATCTTCTAGGCTAGAGTCTCCATGAAAAACAAAATTTTCATCAAACTCGTTTCTTTTTTGATTAACTTTTTCATAAATGTTTTTTAATTCTGTATCTGAAAAAACATTTTCTATTTTCCAAACATTTTTATTTTTTACGCATTCGTTGTAAAAAATAGTCAAGTCATACACCCTTTACCTTTTTAACCGCTTCAATCACAAGCATTTTCATGCCCAAGCCGTTTAACTTTCCATCAGATATATCGATTGCCTCAATGTCAGCAATAATTTTATCTTTTACAGCCTTTACAACTTTATGAGTTCCGTTACAGGCTGGGTACTCAGTTGAAAATCCACATCCACATGCCATACTGCATCTCCTTTAGTATACTGTTTCTTTATCTATTATTATATCAAATATATCACTAAGGTGTTTTTCTGGTACATCGTGAAAATAATATGAGCCATCATCTTTAATGCCCCAGCCACGCCATCCATCTTCTTCACACCAAAAAGCGGAAGCAGTTTTCATAGAGTCTGGATCGTTTAGTGTTCTGGTAATTGAATTATACCAATCTACTTCAGCAAAAACTGCAAGCCTAAGTTTTTCCCAAGAAAATATAAGTTTGATTATATTATCTAGCATGGTTAGTCATGCTTTGCAACGATGCGCCTAAAATTTCTGCCCTTTTTGCAATTTGTTGGCGCTCAAACTTAGAAAGATGTGGTTTATCTTTAAGCCTCTTTTTATTTTTAGCGTAACGCTTTGCCTTATGTTGTGATACTTTGTTGTTAGTTTTTTTCATATAGTAATCATACCATAGCCAACTCTTGAGGTCAACTACGATCTCCGTCCCATGTGCCTATTTTTGTGGTAGGGATATTATTTTCTTCCCATAGTTTTATTACATGTGGGTTATCATCAACTGCATGTGTTACGTTCCATAGTTCATTTATTTTATCTAGTATGTCTTTTTTAACTTCATAGTCTGGTCTGTTGTCATTGTCCGCTCTCATAAACAGGGCATGGCTTCTTACATTGTTTTTTTGCAACCATAGAGATGTGATTCCACGATACTTTTCTTTTCTTGATGTAACAATGATGACTGAATATTTATCATTATAAGAATTATTTAACATTTCAATTACATCAAAATTTGGCAGGGCATCAATGGAAGAATAGTGAAAAGCATCGTAATCTTTGTTGCCACCACGAACATGGTGTAAAAATGGATCTACATTCGCAAGAGTTCCGTCAACATCGTATATGTGTGCTAGTGGTTTCACTTATGCTCCTTCATATGTCTGGATAAGGACTCATTTGCCATAATTCCCCACCTTAGTTCCCACTCTTTTTTGCAAATTGGGCATGTTATATGTCTACTCATAATATAATTTTATCGTAAAATAGCAGTTTTGTCAAATTCTGCATGATATAATTACAGAATGGATACAAAAATTATTGATAATTTACTTTCTGAAAAAGAAATTTCAATATTTAATAATATAACAAAAGATCTTGAAGCACCAAAAGACGAATATGGAAATTTTATATTTGATGATCAAGATTCATATATTTCTGTTTCAAAGTATCTCGGAAGAATACAATTTAATATCAATAATATTTCAGATTTATTTCCTGTTAAAAACTTAGAACTTGCGGACAAATCACTCACTATAAGATTGACAAAACTTGCAAACTATATCTCTGGCCTTGATCTAACGCTATCCTCTATCACATATGTAGAATATAGTTCTAGGTATGGAACACCAAGTCTGCCTCCGCATTATGATGGTGACAATAACGACTTAATAGTTAACTATCAATTTGACTCAAACACAAGATGGGATATTGGTGTAAATTTTGAAACTTATGAAATTAAAAACAACTCTGCCCTAGTTTTTAATCCAAATAAAACTGCACACTGGCGACCCAACAAAATATTTAATGATGGAGATTTTGTAAAAATGATTTTTTTTAGATTTGCAAAAAAAGAAAATCCGACTGACTATTCTGATTTACAAAAATTATGGCCAAATGATGAAGTTTTTAAAAATATTTGTGAATTTAGAAATAGCCTTTCTTAAAAACTTAGTTTTGATCAACTCCCCAGGTCATAACTAGGTAACAAACTATATATCCAGCAACAAATGCTGGAATTAAAAAAAATAAACTAATCATAATTAATGCATTAACCTTTCTGTTTTATCTTTTTCTTTCCAATGAATGAAAGACTTAACTCCCACTACACCATACAGGATAGCACCAAGTATAAACCCATACTGCTTTGTAATTAGAGCATATGCAGTCCACATAAATTCATTAAATATAAACCAAAGCCAGCCAAATCTTTTCTTTCTGCCAATTACAAACATAGCAGCAGCACCGCTTAAAACAAGCACATATGATGCGTAGTCGTTTACCCATTGTTCCATATTTTAAGTATACCTTACTGTGATTGGTTTGTCAAATATCTCTACCCTTGGTTTTGAACCAAGAGCCGATGATACCATTTAAAACTTTGTTTCTTAAAACTTCTGAAAATGTACCATGCGGTATTTCTGATCCAAGATATTCTTGACCAGTTTCTAAATCTATTAATTTCCATTTTCCAGGTGCTTTTGTATGAATAATTAAATCAACTGGCTTATCATATGAATCTACTTCTGATCCATCTTTTAATATTCTTTTATTCATTTAGCAGTCTTCATCTGTTGACTTGTAGATTCCTTCTAAACTATCCCAACATCTTCCATATATAGTGTGTCGATTTCCATTAGTAACTTTTGTAACTCTATGCTCAAACTCTTTATATAAAGGAACATTAACTAGCATGCCTGGCTCTGGATTGATTACATAATCTTTATTCTTAAACTCAAGAACTCCACCATCAAAGTTATCATTTATATAAATGCTCAAAGATGCAGAAATCTTTGCTTCACTTAATATTCTTTTCCCTTGAGTTTTTGAATTTACTACAATTGTTCTTTGCTGCTCTTCATCGTCATTATCGTCTCTTTCCCAGTGCCAGTCCATAGCATAGTCAACAGTACTGCCAAGTTCTGCAATAATCTGCTCTTCAGGAACTTCAAAAAAAGATTGAAGTGCACCAGCACCAGCAAAATACTTAGGCATTACAGCCTCTAATCTAGGCTCAAAATATCCTACGGGATCTTTGTATCCCCACCTAGAGTTGTCTTTAGGAACAAGCATAGCCCCACTGACGGGATCGTAATCTGGTATATAACCTAAAAATTTGTTTTTAGTATTACCCCCATAAGGTGATCTCATTGTGGTGTACCACCCAACTGGATTATTTGCTTCTTTATTTAACCAAACCAATTCTTCATCTGAAAGAAAGTTTCTTATTACCCACAGGTCTTTTTCAATGTATTCTTTTCTTGGCTCCCAAATCTCTACCAGTTTAGTTACATTTCTTTCTTTGTAGTCTTCAGCACTATATGTCATTTTTTTATTATACCATCCAGTTTCTAGGATACAAATTCTACGGAAAGGTGATCTACGCAAACATCGCCCACAATGTATTCGGCGTTTTTTAGCACAACATCGTAGTATTGTGCTTCTTTATCGCAAAAATGACACCTTGATTTTTCCATATCTAGATTATATCATGTTTTAAATTTTGGCGGAAAATAAAAAAAACTTATCAATTCCCTACAAGGGCACTATCGGTTACTTTTTCGTGTGTTGGCCAATAATACTTACACGGCAACTTACGCTCAGGACAGCAAGGGGAGTTAAAGAAACTATTAACATGTGGCTGAAACCTTGCATAATACAAAGGATCTTTGTTAAACAAACTTACCTTGTGTGTAGTAGTAACCCTAGACAATTTGTTGTTGTCAAACCAAAATGCTGGAGCATCGCTACCCCAATCATCCCAACACTGGTCTTTAAGTCTGTTCAGGTTTGTCTCATTGTTTTCTGTCTTGATACCACGATACTTGGCTTCCACAATCATAGCCTGCACATACGCCCATAGACCTCGCTCAAAGCCACGCCACATCAATACTGCTGGATGATTACGCCATCCACCTGTAGGCGACTTGCCAGATAGAACATTGAGAATCTGGTAGCACTCTAATATTTGTTTGTTAAGGCGCTTTGAGTCTAGTATTTGGGCAGACTGGGTAAAGTCTTGAGATGGTAGAAATGTTTGCATACTACTAGTATGACAGGTTTATGGCTATATGTCAAGCAAATATGGCTGCAATTATGGTTACGGCAATAAATATTCCAAATAGGACTGTTAAAGCCCTAACGCTTTGTTTTATTTTTTGTTCATTCATATATTAATTATACCCTATGATACAATAGATAAATGACAGCATTTCAAGATCCAGAAGAAAAAGTAAAAATCGTTGAAAATTTTATAAACACGGAAGAATCAAATAAAATAATTAATTATATAAATCGTAATATTATTAATGCCGAACCTTGGATGAGCGATGGATCAAGTCCAAACTTTGTTTATCTTGAAAATAGATTTTATAAAAGAAGGTTTGGACAAGACGACGAAATGAAAACGTATAAACCAGAAAAATTTATAACAAGGCTTGAAGACATAGAGGATTTAATCAAAAGTATAGTTGAAAAAGCAAAAACAAATATAAAAGAATTATATGAGGAAAAAGAGACCCAGTATCTGACCTCTTTGTGGTTGGCTAAACATTTAAAGGGTGATTGGCTAAGGGTTCATTCTGATGTGGGAAGTGGGTATCAACAACATTTTGCTTATAGTTCTATTTTATATTTAAATACAGTAAATGATGGTGGAGAACTTTATTTTCCAACTATGAATTTGTCAATCAAGCCAAGTTTAGGGAATTTAGTAATTTTTCCATCGCACAATGTTGATATGGTTCATCAAATAAATATTACAAACGAAGACAGATATACTATCCCCATGTGGTTTACCAAAGACTCAACAAGAGAAGTGCTTTTTAAATAGTCATTTTCGACGGGGTATAATAAAGACATGACTTTACTTTATATACTTTATAGCCCTGTATATAAGGCTGTCAAGATAGGTATATCAGATGTAAGCGGAAGAAGGTTTGCAAGCCATAGGACTAAGGGTTGGGTATTGATTAAGTATTGGTGGTTTTCCGAACGGGATAAGGCAAGAGCCGTAGAAACACTAGTACTAAGAACACTAAGGGAAAAACATGGTTCTTTCCTAGACAAGGAATATATGCCACAGGGAGGCTATACAGAGACCTTTGATGCCTCAAAGATAACCAGACGAGGTTTGATACGCATGATTAATAAAGCGATCAAAATGGTACAATAAGGCGTGAAGATATACGATAAAGGCCTTAGCGATAGCCTGTGTGAGGAACTATACAATTTTGCTATGAGTTACTATAATGCCTCAGAAATATCTAAGTTTGGATACCCCAATCCAGTTGTAACCACTACGAATATGTCTTGGCCTGAAAATGTAAGAGAGCACAGTCACATAGCCATACTCTACATAGTCCCTGATTTGTTGTGTGATTTAATATCAGATGAGTTGATTGACCTTGGAATTATAAAGAAAGGTGATGCTGTGGGTGCACAGGTAACCCTATTTACCCCTGGATCCTATATACCTCCTCATAAGGATGGCAAAGTAGGAGATAGCAGAAAGCCAATAACAGTATATCTTAACCAAGAGTGGAGTATTAATAACGGTGGTATGTTTCACTACAAGGATGAACAGACTCAAGAGTGGAACATAATAACCCCTAAGCGTGGGCTATTGGTCTACAACGATAAGTTTGAATTGCACTATACAACCCCAGTTTTAGGTAATAACCTAAGAGTTACTTTGCAGATGTTTCTTGATAATGCTATTAAAAGTCAGTAAACCCTGCTCTATTTAATATGTCCCAATATTGTTTAGCATATACGAATGCAGAATATACAATACGATCCTTGCCTGTGACCTGTTTTACAGCATGACTATATTCTTCACTTGCTGGAAACACTATTAGTGTTCCCTTCTTAGGGGCAAACTCAATAGGTTTGTGTTCAAATATTAACTCTCCACCTGCGTATCCATCATTTAGGTATAGTACAACACCAAGGGTGATCCATCTAGATTCGTAATCACATTCTGGGTGGTTTTCGTAGTGATACCCTAAAGCCAATGGAGATGAGTCGGTAGGGCTATATTTTTGCAACATGGATATCTTTCTTAGTTTTTGATCTTTATTGTTTGTTACAATAGAAACTTTATCCTCGACGAGTTTTTTAAATTTATTAATCGCCTCTTCTGACTCAAATATAGAAAATGATATCTTTTCATGATGATCTTGTCTTCTGAGAGTCCAAGATCCGACATTAGCAAGAACCTCTTCTATGTCAGTATCTGATATAAAATTTTCTATGTAAAAGATATTTTCTTCTAAGTAGATTTTGTTGAAATTTTCCATGTTGATTTAATTATACCATCATTTGGTCTGTATGGTAGACTATGATTATGAAACGAAATAAGCACCCCAATCAGCAATATAGCACAGATATTAGAACATGTTCTGGAAGTGCCAATGTTGGTGATGATGGTCAGGTAGTTCAGGTTGGTGGTGGTGGTCATACAGGCCAATGGGGTAAAATAGGGTTTTGTCCATGCGGTGAATATGTTGCACATCAATCAAATAAGCCTTGCAATGTTATTGAAACTGCTAACGACAAACAGTATTTGCCTAAACCAGAAGATTGCACATGCAAAACAGAGCCGTGCCCTTGCGGTCATTTTGTGTCACATGGAGTTTTTGAGGTTTGTACTGCCCTTATATCTGGGGGCAACAATTAGCGCACCAAATCTTGGTCCTTCGCCTTTTACTGCGTGAGTTATTTTTTTAGATACATATAGAAGATCTCCTGGGTTTAGTGTTACCTCTATTTCTCCTCCAAGTGTCCAAAAAGAATTTCCCAAAATTTGAATATATGCTGTATCGAATACATCTTTGTGAGATTGCATGCCTTGATAGTCTAAAGATAAAACAGGTCCATCTAGATGCCATAAACCAGAGCAATCACAATATCCTGAATACCAATCGTCATTGAACGAACAATTTTCAAAAAACTCTGAGTTAGAATCTTTATTTATATTTTCACAAAAAGTTTTTAGGTCTGGTATTTCTTTAAATATTTTACGGTTTTTAATCTTAAACCACAGAACGCCAGGACTATGCTGAGATTTGTCAGAATTTTTATACAAAAGAGTAAGCGCTGTCTCCCAATCTGTATTTATCTTAAAATAGTTTTTTACAAGTTTGTATGGAGATTCATTGAAAACTTCTAATGTTGTCATAATTTTCTTTCAACTCCTCAAATATTCGTTTTGCCAAGTCGTGAGACTCTTTTTCTTTGTGCTTTGTCTTAAGATAGGGAGATATGATCTTGGCTATCTTGTCTAGCATTTCTTGATCCATATACAAAAATATTATAGCACTGTATTATTCTTCAAAAGAGGATTGTTGCTCGAATAGTTTATCTTCGCAGTTCGGGCATAAAGTCTTGGTATCGTAATCTTTTTCAAATACGACTCCGCACTTGTAGCATAGTATTCTAATCATAATAATCCCATTGTATCATAGTTATCCACAGGTTTATCCACAGGTTCAAATTTCGGCGGTATGTAAAGTTCGGCGGAAAATAGAATAACAAACTTTCATATGCTCTATAAGAGCACTATCGGTTAGTATCGTCTATAGTGCCTATATCAGGGATAGGGGTTTGCTAAGGTCTAGGAGATGGCAGTTATCTATGGCCACCTCTATAAACCTTTCATTTCTGGTATAGATGGTGTCCTTTACCACTATAGGGCATTTGGCCAATACACTGCCTTTTACCCAATAGGCATGGGTTCTCTCATGGTTTAGAATGAAGAATACGGTTTGGTCGGAATCCTTGACAAATTTAAGTTTACGGCCAGGAAAGTGTAAGGTTTTATATTGGAACATATGGCCTTTCCAGTTATGCTTAACCTCAACTTCAAGTTCATAGTCTTTGTTGGTTTTAAGGTGTTTGGCCAATAGGTCTATGCCGTAGTCATCTGAATTGATCCCCGCCGAAAATCCATTAGCCTCTAGATAATCTATTACAAGTATCTTGGCATCATCGTTATCGGCGTATAGTTTAGGACTGAATGGTTTGTTCATATATCAATTATATCTGGTTTGGATGGTTTGTCAAGTATGTTATCCACAGGTTTATCCACAGAAAAATGTTACTGATGATATTATTAGATAGGGTTAAAGTGGAGGATTGTGGAGGATAGTGGAGTAGGGAACCCTTTACCATATGGCGTTCGTAATGTCAAATCGAAAAACCTTCATATCCCAAACCTTCAAACCTTTGTACCACATATGCCCGATATTGTCAAACCATCATATCCTGATATAAGGTTTGGGCATTATACATGCAAAATAGTGGTTTGTCAAGTGTCTTATATGCATGAAATTGCCCATAAAAATCTACCAAAACCAGGGGAAAATTTGCCAATATCGTAATGTTTTTTAACAAAACTTTATAAAATATATAGGAAACCAGGAGAAAAGGTTTGTTATTCTATAGGGGGTAGTTTGGTTACTCTTTATCCCCCGCATTTTCGAGCGGGGTAGGATAGGGAGCGGGCCCGCCCGCAAGATCTGCGTTTTTGGCGGGGGATCTAAAGAAAGGAAAGAAACCCTTAAGGGTAACAATAGAATACAACATACCTGTTAGAGTATTCATGTCTTCAGTGAATTGATCGTAATCTCTTTTAGAGTCATGCCTATGAGATCTCTGGCTATAAAGGTTTGCAAAGTGTCTTGGCATAATACAATTATACACCTATTTGACAAACCAGGATATCCATGGTATAAGGTTTGGGGATATAAAGGTTTGGATCGTAATCTTTCAGTGGGGGCTACGGTTTAGGGGTTCGTAATGCCTTTTCGTAATAAGGTTTGAAGGTTTGACAAACAGATAAAAGTATGGCACGGGCGATTTTACGCCTCCTCCTCCAGAAGATCGGTGATGTCTTCAAACCCTGTATCCTCAACACCCAGTCCCTCTAGCAATAAGAACCAGGACTCGTTGATATACTGCTCTAGTGTAGGAGTACTATTAATTATCCCCTCGGCAAATGCAAAGGCAAGCGGCAGCCCCAAGTCGTTGTACTCAAAGAAATCTGCTAACTCATCATCTGATTTATAGTTTAACCAGAGTTGTCCCAATATAAGGGCCTTGTTCTCAAAAGTTGTTTCTGGCATAGTTGGTGCCCTCCTTGGTTTCCTTGGCTGCTTCTGCTATTACCTGTAAACGATTATACACCACATAAGGCTGTGACTGTGCCATATACTGACCTACTAGTTCTAAGTCTACTCTGAGGTCAGCAATCTCATTGCCAATCTTCTTAGCAACTTTTTCTTCTTCAGTTAGTATTCGTCTGATACGCATAGTCCTCCTCCATTATCATTGTACCAAAAGTTGGTGGAAAGGGCAACCCCACGCTGCCCCCTCCACCCAAGATCCAGGTGACCCAACCTAGACCTTCGCAATTAAACCTGTGTGGTAGTGAATGAAGTCCTCGATATTGTGCCAGTCTTCACCGCTGCCTACTGTCATATCAGTTAAATCAATTGTGATTGGATGGTCCAAGAATCCCTGGTCTGAGGGGTCCATGGCTGTAATACCATAACCTGTCTCATCCAGAATGGAATCCTTGATGATGTAACTAATGGCCATACGAGTCGCATAGGCTGTGTCACCCATTTGAATGCGTGGCATTGCATGCTGCAGGGCTGCTGCCAGGAGTTCATGCATATGGTCTTCGTCCCAGTGGCTGTACAACGTAACTGCTAGGTCCTCTGATTGTTTAAAAACGAAATTACAGCGGGCTCCCATTATTTCTTTACCTCTCCTGTGTATCCAGTTAGGCCACCTGATAGTGCACCTAGGCACCAGATTACAAATAGTACTACTAGAATGATTTCCATTAATTACTCCTCATCACTAACAAATTCAATAACAATACGAGCAACTCTGCCGTCATCATTGAATTCAGCATAAACAGGGTAGACGCCGTCGCCGTAGCCTGTGTTGAATACTACTGACCTACCGTTGCCTAATACTCCAGCAGAACTATCAATAGTGGTGGCACTAGCACCTTGATAGGAGTATTGGCCTATCTTGCCTGCCAAGTCCCACTCCTCATCACGATTAGTTTTCCACTCATCAAGATAGCAGGGGTCACCTACCATTGCTTGTCCACTGTCGACACCGAAACTGCCGATTAGTTCTAGTTTATCCATATCTATTTTTGCCATATTATCTCCTTGGGTCGTTTGTTCAATTATCTCATTATGCGTTGGCTTTGTCAAGTCTGCGGTATTCGGGCACATGTTCCTCGTCTAGGTATGCCTTGTGAATCTCACATTCTGATACTGCATCAAGGTCAGCCTCACCTAGATAGTTACACTCATTACAAATCTCACCGCAGTCGTTATCGCAATACTCCATGCAGTCAGTTGCATCACAATCTCTACACTGTGATTCATAGTGTTGCTCTCTGATTGTGGCACCACCCATAATCTGCATGTCTCCACCCCACCCTGTTTCTTCTTGGTAGAACAGATGAAAGACTAAATCAGGATACTGCTCTGATAGGGCAAGCACCGCAGGAATCGGAGGGGACCAAGCAGTATTGAAACTATAAATAACTGACTTATCACCATGCTCCATAGTAGTTTCAGGATACTGTTCCTTATCATGAACAGCAACATCCCATTTAGTTCCCCAGTTACGCACATTCCAGTCATACCAGTTGTTACCTTGAAAATCTATAATAGAATCATCATGGTTTGGGTCTTTCTGCAAAGCATAAGTCTCTAGGTCTGTAGGTTTGACAATGTTCCAGAATGCAAAGACAGGATTGGAATACTCAACATCTAACAATTCCATTTGATGTGTATCAGAGTTCCATTGGTCATGCTGTCGTTGAAATGGTTGATTGACTTGAGAAACTAGTTTAGTAATCTGACTAGGGTCAGCCTCTATTGCTTCTATTGCTAACGAGTTATATACCCAGTTTGGCATGTGGGGTCCTTTCTAGTGGTCGTAATCCAATTCTAGCAGAATCGGGAAAATAAATCAAGCCTTCTTAATGTCATTCAGAGATGATATCGTTGAGGGCCTCATCAATAACTTGCCAGATATGTTTATTTCTAGCAATCTTTTCTTTGATAGTTAGCCATTGCTCGTCAGAGATCTGATCCCCTATCAGGTCCTCAATCTCATCTCTATCTGTTAAGATTATTACATCACTCATTAGATTGCTTGCTCCTTCGCTCTGAGATTGCAAAGGCCAGGGCATAGGTCAAACCATATACATGAGACATAGCGTCTAACTGTCCCTCCCAGTACTTTCGCTCCATAGATTCCATGGCGTCGCTGTAGTCATTGTCTTCCTCAATGCGTTGGGCCTCAATCAATTCCTTTTCAGCCTCATACATAAGGTTTTTGAGTTCACCATGGAGGATGTCAGTGCCTGATTCCCCTAGGTCTATTAGTTTCTGCAGTCTTGGTTCTAGTTGTGTAGTGTTCATCATACCTCTAGTATACCGTCGGCCACTGACAAAATATGGCGGGCAGAAAGAAGTTGTCCACTCATATGATTATATTCAAAATCTAACTCAGTATAATCCTTAGAGGCAGGGTCAAGTGCTTCCATTTCATTAGAGATTTGCTCTAGGTCTTGCTCTAGGCTAATGATATGTATCTTTATATATTCAATTAGTTGGTTCATTATTCCCCCCAGTATTTCATGATAGTATTCATAGTGTTATGTAGATAGCAGTCACAGGGCTCTCCACCCATGTTTTCCTCAAATTCAAAGTGTGACAGGTTGTCCTCATAGATTTCTGTCACCAGTTCATCTATGGTGTATGGTTTGTATGTTTGGGTCATGTATAAATTATGGCAGAAAATCAGGGAAATGTCAACTCTATCGTAATTGTTTTTGGTTTTGATATTTTTGGGGATTTATTTCGTTCTTCGTAATTTAATTTAAGATTGATATTTTTATGTCCGAAATGTCCGAATCCCCACGTCCCGATTTTCTTTGCGATTCCGATGGGATTTGAACCCACGATCTCTACAGTGACAGTGTAGCGATTTAAACCAGACTAATCTACGGAACCAATTGGTGAGCAGTTTTTATTCTTGCTCAGGAATTTTTTTATTTATGCAATCTGCATTACATTTTGCACAACTTTTAGCAAACGATTTTTTTCTGCATTGATAGCAGGGTCAAATCCACTCGCAGATGCAAGAATTGATTCGTTAGAACCACCTCTTGCGGTACGATACCAATCAAGGCGTTCGGTTAGTGCATTGAAAGCACCCCAAGCATTACCAGCAATCATACCATTGAATTCGCCAGTATAGATGTCATTGATAACATCAACCTTGTTTTCCCACTTCTTGATTGAACCCTTAGCATCTTTATCAGGCTTTGGATACGCAGCAAGAATGATGTCATTGAATTGTTGAGCATTGACTTCCTTCTCGAACATAGCCTTAGCCATGATGTCGAATTCGTCCATGTATGCATTAGCAAGACCAAGAGTTTCACGAGCAATCTGCACTTTACCATTGGCAGTTTGTGTGTGGCGAATCTTGAATGATTGCTTGATGCCATTCTTCTTTTTCTTGCCACCTAGTGCAAGATTGAGAGTATTAGCGCATACAACACGAACAGGTGTGATTGATGCTTGAATAGCGATTGAGCCGTCATGTGAGGTATTGATGAGAAGATAAGTCTTTACCTTATCTGCAACACCGCTAGGGTCTAATACGGTTTCACGCTCTAGTGCAAGTGAGCCGAATACAACACGACCACCCTTGATTGCACCAGCAGTTTCCCAACGACCTCCGCCGTCAAGAATATTATCACCGAATGAAAATAGGTCTTCATTCTGCAGAACATGATAACGCTCACCAACGACACCAAGAATGTCGGTTTGTGTGTTATCGGTAGGGTTAGTGCGAACAACATATTGGTATTGCTTGTCGCTTGTTAGATGAGATGGAATAGACATATCTTCAAGACGAACATTCCAACCATTGAGGTTTGCAGCCTCTAGCATTTCTGCAGTTGTTTTTTCTTCTGTAAAGACAGTACCCAATCCATGCCATGCGGGTTCACGGAAAGATGCGAAAGATGTCTTGCCGTTTTGTGTTTCTAGGTCATGTGCCATGAGTTTTTCTCCTTATTGTTTGTTGAATTTCAAGTATAGCAGTCTAGTCTGACAAATGCAAATCTGGATAGTTAGATAAGGGATAAATCGGACATATCGTAAATGTGATCAAATTCACACCTGTGGATAACCTGTGGATAACGGCACGGGGGGATTTTGAGGTGGAGCAGTTTAGACACTAAAGGATTTCCTCCATACTCAGGTGTTAGGGAGTGCCAGGGGACTTTCGCAGATAGATCTGCCTTGAACGCAGGCTGTCACCCAATTTTATTTAGTTTTATTGGTGAGCAGTTTTATTTCTTGCTCAGGAAAGTTTTATTACAAGTATCTTGCGATAGCGTTGTAAGTAGATGTGGAAACTACTTCCTCATCTGTCATCTTGAGAATACGAATTGCGTTCTCAATTTCTTCTACCATTTCCTTGTATTGCCAATCGTGAAAAGTCTCAAAATCCTTTTCAGGTTCAGCAGGGAAATCTGCTACCGCAGACTTAGGCAAATCAAAATCTACATTTATGTTGCCATTATAGCGAACACTTGCTCGTAGGTTTTCTGCCTTTGAGATTTGAGCGAGAGAAAGTTTAGCAACATCTTTTAGCCACTTTTCGTAAGCCTTCTGATACTTCTCCTCGTTAGTTTTTTGGTTAGCCTTATCTTTCTTGATTTGGTCTAACTTAGTTTCTAGTGCCTTGATTACTTTGGTTGTAGCAATCTTTACACTAATGGCTTTTTGTCCTCTTGCCATTGGGTCTGTCCTTTCGTTTGTGGGGTATTTAGTCTAGCACTTTGCGCTGACAATCTTGTTGAGCAGTTTTAGTAGTCGTGCTCAGGACTTTTCCTGTATTAGGAATTACTTTGCTGTCCAAGTGGTATAGCGTGACTTACCATTGACATCAAGTTTCACACGAACATTACCATTGGCTTGTGGTGTAATCTCTGTGATTACTCCTGTGACCTTTGACTTCTGTGTGGTGTAGGTGTCGCCTACCTTGTATGTTGCTGTTGCTACTGACATTGTGTTGCCTTTCTGTTAGGGGTTATTGCTTATTGTATAATTATGACATTATTGTAGAAAAATGTCAAATCTAGGTCTGACATTTCTCACATTTTGAGATTACTTGCTGGTCTTTACCATAGCCAAACGGCGAGAGCCATTTGCCAAGACAAGACTAACTCTAGTAACACTGTTAGACATTGGTGCGAAACTTGCGATACGACCTGTAACGCCTGTCTTGCTGGTGGTGAATAGGTCACCAATCTGATAAGTGTATCCTCCGAGGGTCATTGTGTTTCCTTTCGTTGTGGGGTTATTTCTTATAGTATAAGTCTAGCAGAAAAATGTCAAAAATACAATTCAGCGGGGATCTGCGGGGGGATTTATAAAGTGTTTATAATCACATTATAATGACTTGACAAACCAAAGATTTTGCGGACGTGCCGCCCTTTCACTGATATAAAAAGAAAATAAATAAAAACATCAATAATAAAATAACTTGTTTGGTATCCATTTATCTCATTTCTTACTCGCAGAGAAAATTATGTCGCTCTTAGAGTATACACAAAGTGAGCAAGAAACGCAAGCCGAGCCCTTAGTTGAGATTAGTGGAATTTGTTTTGCATTTTCAGGACACTTAGCAGCAGGTCTTCCAATCATTTCTTTTACATCTGCTTTACCAGTTGCAAAGTTTTGTGCAAGGTATGCCATGCGTACACCATGATTTAGTTTTAGGTCTACAGCAGTTTTGACATTTTCGCTATCTGCAGAGTAGTATAGAGACAAATTATCCATACCCTTGAGAATTAGGGCAGCAGATTTCACTCTAGTGTATACCCAGAATTGAACATCAGGATTATTTAGAATGACATGCTTCCAGGCCCTTGCGTATTCATCATTGAAGAAATCTCCGTCCCAGTGAATGCGGAATAGTTTAGGAGCGTCTTTCTTTTCACAATCAACAATAAACTCTTTTATCATTGCAGAAAGTAAGTCATACATCTCTTCATAGTTAGCGTCTTTTAGTAAATTCCAATTGTGTAATAGATTATCTCTTACACCTTTGTAGATCTTTTCGAGTTTTCCTGCGTAGCATACTTTGCTGCATACAGAGGTTTCACCAGGACATGAGTAAGCCTTACCACTAGGCAATCCAAAAGTGTTGGCAATTGTTGGGGTCTTTCCGTTTTTTGATACAGCATTAGCCACTTTCCTATCATTAGAGCGTTTTAGTTTAGTCATGGGGGGCCCTTTCTTTCCTCAATTGTATCAGCGAGGACTGACTTTTCTTTCTATTGTATTTCTTTTTTGAGGGTACGGCAGAGGCAGCATTGCTACGGCGTAATTCCATAAGCCTGCGTAATTCCTCTGGTGTTTTCTTCATAAAATAATCTTATCATAAACACAAAAAAATGTCAAAATCTCAAATGTGATAAAGATCACACCGCCCGTGGGCAGGAGCAGTTTATAGACTTGCTCAGGTCTTTTTTTTAGTCTATGCGACTAATGTGGTCAACCTCCACATCAACTTCAACATCATGTGAGTGTGAATCTGCATAAACAGTCAAATCAATGTCATCAATATCAAAGTTTGCAAGGTCTGATAGTGCAACTAATACACGACCAGTAATTGTTGCAGTTGCTTCAAATTCAATTTCCTTAGTTGGATTGAATCCAAAGATGCTACAAATATCTGAAACAATTTCTTCTGAATCCATTTCAAGATAGTTAGCAAGTTGATTCTCTAACTGATTTACTTTAGAAATATATTGAGATAGGTTTGCAACATTCGAACGATTCTGATGTAAATCCCATTCAAGATCTACAACCTTTACAGTTGGATATTTTGCAGTACCACTCTCAATAACTTTATAGGTTACGAGTTGGTTGGGGTTATAATGCTCAGGCGCTACTGTTTCATTAGTTTCCATTTGTTATGTCCTTTCCTAGTGAGTCAAATTCTTTGATAGTTTCTAGCATATCGCCTATCTGACTTTCAGTCAAGCAGGCATGAGTAACTAGAGTAGCAGTCATCGCTGATAGATGAGCAGAATACATATACATTGCTTGAGCAAATGCTTCATCGCTCATTTCGTTTCTATGGTGAAATATAGCAGACGCCATTCCCATAACTTCCTCGTCATGAACTGCGTCTTTTGTTGCGGTCTGTATTGCTAATGCGGTTGATAACATTTCTTGCCTTTCGTTTAGATAAATAATCTTATCAGAAGCGACTGACAATTTCAATCCAGGGGGAGATTTCGGGGGGCTTTTTAATGTGATCTTAAACACATGAGAACAATTGGTACAAATCGGACAGCACGGGGGCATTTTGTGCGGGGAAGCACACAAAATACTTTTTATTTATTCCATTGTTTCAATAAATACATAAAGCGGAATAGATTCAGTATAGTGAAAAGTAAAAGTTTCTTTTTCACCAAACTCATCTTTAGTTTCAATAAACCAATTATCGGCAGCGCCATCGCTAGATATTTCAATTACTTCTACAATATCTTCACCGATTTTTATTAGGTCGCCCTCCATTAGTTGGTCTGGCTTTAGTAGATCCGCTGGAACTAACTTCATGCTATTTATTGTATCAGACATTTAGCGCACCACTACCTCTCCATTACGATAAAAAGTTTTAGTATACATTTTTCCTGTTGGGTCTGAAAGATTATAGGTTGCGTATTCATTAGCATCGCCAAAGTCTACGCATTTATCCCACGCATTTACGGCTTCAAGTAAGTCTGAAACTCGCAGGGTATTTACAAGGCTTCCGTCATAGGAAGTGGTAAGTGAATAAGTGTATTCCATTTTAGATTTCCTCCATTGCTACTAATTCGTCATTTACAAGTCTGAAGCCTGTTGAGATTACTACCTCACCTGTTTCATCATCATGGAATAGTGCTTCAGGGAATATTTCAAGCACCTTTCCTAGCATTTCATCAAATTTCATTAGACTTCCTCTCTTTCAATTAGCCAAGCCTGTAAGTGGTGTTGTTCAATAATAGCCCATGCTGGCGCAGCAGTCAAACCTTTATAGGTCACTCCTTCAGGCATAGGAATTTCTAAATCCCAAAGTCCCGCATCATTGACGGCATCTATCGCTTCAATACAAATTGGAACCATAAATTTAGGCACTGGCGGATAGTGATTAGACGACAAGTGAATTCCTATCTGAGTTTCCAAATCTAAGTGAATACCTAAATCATCTAACACGCCACTAGCCATTTCGTTAGCAAAATTACTTCCCATTTTAGTTAGCCTCTCTAGTCAAAAATAATTCTGGCTCACTTAGCAAACCATTATCATAGATTACTGAGCCGTCATCATCTAAAATAATTCCATAAATATTACACTCGCAGTCCTCAATATCAAAGTCCTCGCCATTAGCCCAACCTTGATAACCCTTGCCGTAGCATAGGTCGCAGTTAGCAATAGTCCTTAGTGCGTATTCTAATTTATCCATTTTTCATTTCCTTTCGTTCAATACCTAGAGCCTATCATGGGGGACTGACAAAATCAAATCCCCCGAAGCCTTTACCACGATGAAGTGTAGTAAAAGGACAATTTGGACATATCGGGCAGAGCCAAAACTCTGTCGATTTTCTTGATAGTGTCCTTGATATCCTGCCAATACCATTCATCTATATCGTATGAGCCAAAGAAAAATCCTGCCTGTGGTGGCAATAGTGAAGGGTCTTTAGCAAATAAGGCTTGACGACAAGTTTCTCTAAGTTGATTTAGTTTCTCATTAGAAACATAGTATTCACCGCAGTTATCGTTACCGCCTTGAACATTATCAACAAACCATTTATGAATTTGATTAGACTTACGCCAATAGGCACAAGTTACTTCAACATGAACGCCATAGATATCGGTAGCGACATCTGACATTCCAGCGGTATCGACAATTTCATTCCAAAGTGGATTTACCACTTCTGGACTATCCATACCTAGACCATTATCTCGATCTAACTTAGTCCAGTCGATTTTTTCAACATACTTCTTAGCATGAAGATACATATCTAATCCCATTTACTTTACTCCTACTCCGTCACACTCAACAACATCAAAAACATCAAATTTTACCAAATCGCTATCAGACAATTGGAACAAAATTTTATTTAGGTTGAATACCGCCTGTAAATCGGTATCAGCCTCAGTAACAAAACTAATTAGAACATTTTTTTTCATAGTGGTAGAACTTCCTTTCCATAGTATCCTACTGCCTCAACAATATTTATTACACCTTTATATTCTCCGCAACCGAAGCAAATTCGCATTTCCTTATTCATTGTTGCTGAACAAAACACGCAGATATTATCCTGAAGTGAGAAACCTAAATCTTCAATTTCTCTAAGCGACATATTAGTTTTCATTTAGTTATCCTTTCTTTCTTTTCTAATCCTAGCATTGGGGTCTGACATTTAGTCGGACACCCTGACCGCAATAGTCGCCCATTTATGACCATTGAAGCGAATAGCGTAGGCTTGAAAATTCTCTCCTACCCAAATGTCATCACGCTTAGTAGCGTAGTTTATTTCTCCACCTTGATAACGGCGAGCCAACGAAGTAGGTCTGTAAAATTGTCCTACTAATAAATCTTCAATTGAATAACTTCTCATTGAAAACTCCTTTCTTACTTTCTAGGCTTCCAGCCTATCATTTTGGTCTGACATTTTCAAATCGAAAATCATAACAAATCGGACATTTTGAAAAAATATTTTTGTGGGAAAAATCACATCGCTGCGTAAAGTGATAAATATCACAAAATCGCCCTGTGGATAAACCTGTGGAAAACCCCACGGGGGCTTTTTGTTGAAATTTCAATTATTGTTTAGCAGCGCACACAAAACATTTTAGATCTGCGATAAAAATTCTACCGCAGACCTTACATGTTTCAAATCTAAATTTCTTTTTTGGCAATTCTAATTATCCAATAAATAGAAAGCAACAAAGAAATTTGAACAAGTGTTGTTAGAAATCTGCTCATGCTGGTATTAGTCCTAACTCGTCAATTCCGCAAGCCTTTTCGAATTTTGCTTTATCAAATCTTTCGTTATCTGCTTGAAAGTATTGTGCGAATTCTTCAACTAAATCTTCAAAAACTTGCGGATGAATTTCATCAGCAAATCCTTTTAGAATGTTTGAAGTTTTGATATAGTCTTTTCTAGTCATCATTACTTATTTTCTCCTAATGCAATAAACGCATAAGTTCCACCGTCGTTTAGTTTGTTTAGTTCATCTTGAATTTGTTGAAGGTTATCAATTGAAATTTCTACATCTGAAAGATATTCTGAAAGAGCCATTGAATTTATATTCACGAATTCTTGTTCAGTTAGTTTGCTAATTGCGTTGTAGATAGGGTGAGTGGTATCTACTTTTGAAATAAAGTTTATGCCCTTGAAATTGAAGGGATAGTTTTTGAAATTTGTGTTAGTCATTTATTATTTTCCTATTCTTAGTTTGAGTTTGTTGGGATAAGTGTGCCACGAATTGTGCCACGAATTGCGAGAGTGTCGCAGGATACTTTTACCGCTACGCCGACAGGTAGTTGGCTTGGGTAAGTTGTTATGAATTGAGCAACCGCACCTTTAGAAGGCAGGCTAATTTTTTTAGTAGAACCATTGAAGGTTTCTAGTGTCATAGTGTAAGTCATTTTGACTTCCTTTCGTTTTGTTATTTAGTAAGTCTAGCAGGGGGGTCTGACAAATTGGGGGATTTTGGGGGTATTGGGAATGTGACTTACGCCACACTCACCGCCACTATGCGATAAGTATCACGAAGCCCATGAGTAGGGCGGATACGAACACGATACGCCTCAGCGTCAGCGTAGAAGACATCTGATTTTTCAGCGTCCTGAATGATACCCTCAACAGAGCGAGAGCGGTAAGCCTTACCAATTAGCAGGCTTTCGATATTATATAGATTAGCAGACATTTTGCTACCTTCTTTCATTTTGTTATAGTGCTATTATTTCATATTTACTTGTAAAAGTCAAGGCGACACGCCGATCAGTTTGTGTGACTTGCCTCACACTCAGGCGCACACTTAGAGGGCATTTTGGCGAGATACTTTATCAACGCCATGCGCTCAGATAGTGAGATTTCAGGGTGATAATTTTGGACACCACCATGCTGGTATTCATAGACGATTTTATTTAGTGTTTTTTCAGTGAGCATTTTAGCCCCTTTCTTTATTTTCTTACTCTGTAAGTCTAACACACTTACCCCAAAAAAGCAAATCCAAAATGCGTACAAATCGGACATTTTTAGTGTGATTCTTATCACATTAGTTATCCACAGCCTGTGGAAAACCGCCCGTGCTGTATAAAATCGGACATTTCGGACATGTGATAGACATCACAAAAATAGTTTTGCGACACACCCGAAAAACACCCAAAAATGTCAGTGGTCTATGTTAGGATAGTATTAGTTAGTTAGAAAGGACAAAATATGTCAGACTATTTAGATTATATGGATGAAATCTATGAGGAACTCGTTGAGGAGTTCGGTCACGAGATTGAGAGTGAATGTATCCACAAGTGATACACCTCACAGGCGACACGCCGATACGCCTCCCCAAAATGTCGGCGGAATAAGA